CACCTGCTAGACCTGGTTGGGCTGCATTGTTAATCATATCAGATTTAACTCCTCAAGACATTGTTGATCTATATCAGTATTTATGGAATCAGGAAGTCTATTTAAAAACGTCATAAACGCTTTTAGCATAGACCAGTACTGCTTTTCTATCTTATAGAATAGCAATGGTGTAGCAGCATCATCAAACACATTATACATGACGATGATATGATTTAAAATTAAGTGTGTCTTCAGTTCGCCGGTAGTCTCATAGCGTTTGAAGAGGCGCTTAATGTATTTGATACGATTAAGATCCTCTTCAAAATCTTCTCTTGTGACTGCTGTAGGATTAAAGTAATGTTTAATGGCGAACATTTCCCAGTTGTCTGGGTTCAATTCATAGAAGTTCATTTATTATGGATTCACAGTTAGTTGAGCGTCGTTAGAAGTAACTTCTTCACCACCAACGGTGTTATTAACCTTGACACGGAACTCATAACCATTGAGGTCAGTAGTTACATCAGGGGCAGCGATGGTGAGAATACCTGAGACTGAAATATCGTAGATACCTCCATCAAGTGATGCAGTAACATTCGCCCAGCGACCATTGGAAGTCTTCTGACGTTGGAATGTATAGGTGAGTGTTCCTTGGTCAGTAGCACTAATTGCAGTAGCGTCAAAGGTAACAATATTGCCAGCGGTAACTGTAACAGAAGGAAGTGTTCCAACTGTAATTTCAGATGCAATATCAGCAGCAACACCACCATCAGTATCATCATCACCAATGATTGCGGCGGCACCTAGTGCAGAGATGGATGCAATATGATTTGCTTTATATCTTGTATCACCAGCAGCAGTGGTGTATGTATCCCACAACCACCAACCAGGAGAACATAGTCCTTTCTCTTTGTTCTCTGCTAGTTGCGCTTCTGCTGTGCTGATAAGAAGAATTTCTCTGGCAACTGTATCAATAGGAGCATACACATATGATGCTACTTGCTTTGGAGGAGTTCTTCTAAAGGCATTATTTGGAGCAGCAGCATTAACACTTGCTTCAGCAAAAGGTTTTGAAAGTCTTAGTTCAGTTGCAGAAACAACTTCAGCAACAACATATGGAGCTCTGTCTGGCAAAATTTCAATAATATCACCCGCATCAATATAATCAAGACCTGGTGTTGTAAAGTTACTACCAGTAACCTGAGTGGAATTTTGCACTACTGAGACCCCAGCAGGTAATGCTCTAGCATCAATTTTTCCGAATACAGCCATCTTCGTTTGCCTATAAAGAACAGTTCTCTGAAAGTATTTATAAAAAAAAGAGAGGCATCGCTGCCTCTCAAATGTGAACTATGAGGTAAAGTTCATTCTGCGGCAGGTTCCTCTCCCCTTGCCTTAATTGCTTTTGCGACAACTTCTAGAAGTTGGTCGTCCATTTCTGTCTTGGTTAGCTTGACTGCTTTACCTAGAATCATTAGGCAGATGTCGATTAGTTTTTCACCCAGTTCCTCATTGTCTGGGATCCTTGCGACAGCATCAGAAATAATTTTTGATGCTAGTGGTAGTAGAAAAGAAAGCATTGTATGGTCCTCAAAGAGTGTAATTATTTATTCTTGTTCTTATGTTTCCATGCAGTAGCATATGCGATGCCTTCCTTATCCTTAGGATAATTCTTCTTGATATGCTTTACCATTCTCTCATACTTGTCACCAGGAGGAGCAACTTCATCTAGTTCCACTTCCTCAGTGACTCCACCACCCTTCTTGATGAGTGCTGGTTTAATATATTTCTTATGCTTCTTTACCATATCGTTGAACTCTTTAGAGTTCTCGTCTGGAATATCAGGCATCACCTCAACTGAGGGTGCCTTCTTCACTTTTTTTCTTCTTCAATCTCCGCACGAAGTTCTGCTTCTTCCTTCATCTTCTTTTTCTTTCCGATGATTGCAGATACTTTCTTGCGACGTGCTAGAAGATACTTGTCGGACTTATCATGATCGCCATCATTGTCAATGTCCTTATCTTCCTTACCAACGGGGTCAAGTTTCTTCTCACCTAGGTAGTTACCTTCTGGTTCGTAGGACATCTTGACGCAGTTATCAACTTTCTTACCACCCTTCATCTTGGTGCCTGCTTGCTTATAACCTTTCCAGCAAGCTTTTCCATCAAGACCTTTTTGCTTTTCAACGATAAAGATATCACCATCGATATCAATCTCAAGAGTTTCTAGAATTTCAAACTCTTCTTTCTTCATTTCTTTTTCTTTCTTCTTATCCTTGCCGTGCTCTGGACCACAAGACTCGTCCATTTTTTTCTCACACTTAGAACAACCTTTACCACTACAGTCATCACAACCTTTCTTATATCCCTCAGCAGTTGCTTGTGGTTCTGCCTCCATACCAATATAATTCTTTGGCTTCTTGACTTCTTTCTTTACTTTTGTTGTATCTTGAATCAGAGCACCATGGGATTCTGGTTCCATATTATCAAATGCTTCCATAATATCAGTAGGTTTCTTTCCAAGATAACCTGCCATGAGGGATTCAGTAAAAGCGTCTCGTTGTGCCATTGTATCTAATGTGTTCTTTCCTACTTATTTATACTTCTCGTATATCTTTAACCCACGCACGGAACATCTCTCCGCTCTCTGTGATTGCAATTACATAATTGACACCACTACGATGAATAGTTCCAGTCTGTCCTGTAGTATTGTGAATAATTACATCACCCTCCTGAAAGATACCTTTGTGGCGATACCTTTGGTGAGTTGATTCTTGTCTCAGTTGTTTAAAATTTTTCATTCTAGTCCCATTCCTTTACGAACCTCTTGCATTAGTTCCAATTTTTCTGATGTTGATAATGTATCTGGAATGCCAGACATAAATTCAGTTGTCTTAATATCTCTAGCAGCTTCTCTCATCTTAGTTGCAGACATACCGGAAGCACCTTCAGCGTCAGCACTTCTTTCTCCAGAACTATGCACTACTAGAGAATTAAAATAAAAATCTGGACTTTCTGATTCCATATGTCTATGAAAACTTCTATCGTAGTTAGCAGCATCTTCACCACCAGCAACCCAGATTACTTCATCATATTCCATACCAAACTTTGTGAGTAATTTAAATGGATTAGATACCTCTTTATCCACATGAATATGATCCGAATATTTAGGAAACATTTTTCTCACAAACTTAATCTTTGTTTGAGGAGTAAGAGGATTCTTTTTCTTATCGTTACTATTACTCAAATAAATTTGATAGTCGCAACGATTTTGTCTAGCAACTTTGGCACACTCCTCGATAAGTTTTTCGTGACCGATGGTGGGAGGATTCATTCTCCCAAATGATAATACTATTTTTTTCATTTCTTAGCCCACTGTTTGATGGCATTAAAGTTTCTTTCACTAAACCCGCCAAGACGTTGAACCAATTTCACCGCTCGATCAGATTCTCGAATTGCCACATATCCTTCTTGATTACCAACCTCATAAGTTCCTGTCTTCTCATCATAGTAATAAGCTCTAAATCTTTCACCACTTTCAAGTTTAGGAACAAAGATATTCTTAATGTTCTGGATTGTATTATATAGTGCAACCATAGCAATGAATTGCTTTTTGTTTGCCTTAAGAAAATCCATACCAATATACATTTTTCTTTTCCATTCAGCAATTTTTGGTGCTTGCACTAAAGCTTCGTATTTTTTGCGATACTTACTTTCCCAATACTTACAATATTCATCGTAGAACTTAGAAGCACTAGTAACCTTCTGACCTTCCCTCACCTTTGCATTAAAGAACTGCTTAATAAAATACGCCATACCCCAAGGATCATTATGCGATGGAGCAATAGTATTTAAAAAATCTTTACATTGAGATAAAAGTCTTTTAGAAGTTCTTTTCCAACTAACCAATTTCATTTTCTCACTCTTAGTAATCACCATCTGATTTCCAAGTTCACTAGTGAAAGGTGATATGATTAGGGTGTCTTTAGTCGAAAATTTTGATGCATCAAATCCAAAATTTACAGACAAGTCAGCAACACTATTCACATTAGCAATAGGATACTTAGCATGAATTACAACACAGAGTTTGCAATTTGCAGCAGCATCATATAGTTCATCATGATCTGGAATACAATACTGAATTAACTGTGGACCAAATACAATACAATTTTCATTATGAACGTCTTTTACTTTCTTTCTACCATTTTTTCCACCACCATCATGGAAAAGAAAATCTCCTTGCACAACATCAGTCAGTTTTCCACTATCGAATAAAGGTTTCATATATTTAAACACTTTATGATATACCATATTCAAATCTTGTCGTTTCTCGCCCTCATCAATTTCTTTATGACTTTTGAATAAGATAGGTTTTGTGTTGAAGATGCCCTTCTTGGCAATGAAATACTGTTTATCAGCT